TATCTAACTAAAGGTAAAGAGCGTGAGTTCGTTACAGACTTCTACAATGCTAAGAAGCACACGCCAGCAGGTATTGTAGCAAGCACAGAGATTTACAAAGAGGTTGTGCAGCGTTCACTATTAGAGCGTTTACCATTCCCGCCATTCCTTGAGAAGCTTAACAAGATGCTTTCAGGTGGTATCACTTATGGATTTATTGTTAACATTCTTGCGGGGTCAGGGTCAGGGAAGAGTTGTCTTATAAATCAATGTGTTACGTTTTGGGCTAAAGATTGTAACATCTTAACGGGTGTAGTATCTCTTGAGGCCGACAGTGCTGCATACGGTGAAAATCTGTTATCGCAATATGCGGGTAAGAAGTTAGCCTTGATTAGCGATAAAGATGAAAAACATTCTGTTGTAACAAGCGAGTACATGGAAACAAAAGCTAAAGAGTTGTTTTGTTACGATGACGGTAGCCCTCGTATGTACATCCTAGATGACAGAGGAGACTATACAGACCTGCAAAGTAAAGTAGAGGAACTAATTACATCATTTGGGGTTAAGGTTATTGTGTTCGATGTTATTAGCGACGTATTTGCTGGACTATCTATTGAGGAAGTAGATAAGCAAATGAAATGGCAGAAGAACATTGTCAAGCAGTATAATGTAATTTTAATCAATATCTCTCACACCCGTAAGTCAGGTGGGGGGCAGAAAGCCGCTAGTCAAGGCGCATTCTTAACAGAAGAAGCTACTATTGGTAGTGGTACACAATATCGTAGTGCAGGTATTAACATCTCTCTCCAGAGGGATAAAACGGCAGAAGATGATGTTGAACGTAACACTACACAAGTATATTTGTTGAAGTCCCGCGATACGGGAGTTACAGGGTTAGCTTGTGAGATTTTCTATGAGAATGAAACACATACTTTATATGATAAAGAGTATTATTTTAGTCAGATTAAACCGCCAAGTTTTTAATTGACAACCAGACTACAAGGAAGTAGTATCACAACGCTTAAACATTAACAAACAGAGAGAACAAACATGAAGAACTTTAAACGCTTTCCTTCTATTGAACAGTTCCGTTCGGTGGTTAAACAAGTGAAAGAAACAAGTAGTTATGTAGGGCAAGATGAAGAAGGTAAACCAATCTTCGATTACACGCGGCGATTACCAACAATCACATTCACAGGTACAGTGAAGCTACACGGAACTAATGCAGCTATCGGCTACAGCAAGCAAGATGGGTTGTGGTGTCAAAGCCGCGAGCGTATCTTATCTGTTGAAAAAGATAATGCTGGTTTTGCGTTTTGGGTGGAAAGTAATAGAGAGCATCTTACGAAAGTGTTTGAAGCTATTGCAAAACGAGGGGAGACAACCTATGTGTATGGCGAGTGGGCAGGGAAAGGGGTGCAAAAAGGCGTAGGAATATCTGAAATTGACAAAGCCTTCTATGTTTTCGACGTATACAGAGAGAAAGGTGATAAATCTTTGTGGGATGCTGTTTGTGTGTTTACTGATGCGTGTGACAAGTATGAAAGTTTTCATAATAAAATTATGCCAATAGACTTTGCCGCTAAGTATGTGTTCGGTATTGATTTTAACAAGCCAGAGTTATCTCAAAACGACTTGGCTTTATTAACAGAGTCCGTAGAGCGTGAGTGTCCTTCCGCTATGTATTTTGGAGTTAGTGGAATTGGCGAAGGCGTTGTGTGGAGAGCAGAATGGAACAACCAAGTGTTACGCTTCAAAGTGAAAGGAGAGAAACATAGCTCTAGTAAGGTAAAAACATTAGCTTCTGTTGATGTCGAAAAGATTGGTAGTGCTGTTGAGTTCGCTGATAGCGTAGTGACAGATAGCCGATTCAATCAGGCTATTGATAATGTTTTTAATGGTGAAAGTGTTGACATTAAAAAGCTTGGTGAGGTTATTAAGTGGGTGATGAACGATGTGTTGAAAGAGGAGATTGATACAATGGCAGCTAATGGGTTAGAACCGAAAGATGTTGGGAAGTATGTCAGTCAGAAAGTTAAAGAGAAGTTCTTTACTTTGAGTGCATAAAGGTAAGTTGCAAAGCTAAGGGGAAGCTGTTAGGCTTCCTTTTTGTTTAATTGAGAGAAAGAAAATGAACGGTTGGTACTTTGACATAGAATCTGATGGATTCTACTTACGATCAAAAACTATTTGGTACATCAAATTTAAAACTCTTGATAACACTCGCTCAATGAGTGTTTATCCATTTAGAGAAGATTGTAAAACTAAAATTCTTGAGTGGATAAACTCATTTGAGGATGGTGCTTTAGTTGTGCAGCATAATGGGTTAGGTTTTGATACTTGGATGCTATGGAAATTCTTTGGCATACAGCCACAAGTAGGAAAGAAAGGTAAAGATTGGTTAGGGGCTAAACACGTTCAGTTTGTCGATACATTAGTTCTTTCCCAATACTTACAACCTGACTCTTTATCACATTCTTTGGCTTACTTATCAAGTGGTGATGATAATGAGAAGATTGATTATAGAAAGCATTTAATTGAAACAGGAGTGATGCCTAAAGACTCACCTAAAGGTTTTGAGTTTAGCTTCTACAATGAATACATGGACACTTACTGTGATGCTGATGTTGATGCTGGTATCACGGTGTTCAATAAGTTGTGGAAATTAGCACAAGAGATGTATGGTGCAAGTAATTGGATTCATCCTTCATTCAAGCAAATACAGAAGGACTATTTCTTATACCAAGCACAGGCTTACACAGGCGTTAAGTTTAACGTAGAGAAGGCAAAGAAGTTAGTAGAGAATGTAACTGTTGAGATGGACAGAATCAAGAAGGAAGTTGATTGTGTATTACCAAATAGGGTGCTAAAAGAAACAGAGAAATATTTCTATAAAATTCCTGCTAAACCATTCAAAGCTAATGGGGATTACTCTACTACACTTACTAATTGGCTATCTAAGCATAATGCTGAGGTGATTGACGGTAAGATTCATGCTTATGGTCTTATAACAGACATTAAGGCTAATGAAGTGCTTGATGTTAAGATACCAATGGAGATTGATGATAATGCAGAGCTTAAACAGTGGTTCATGGAAAATGGTTGGAGGCCAAGTGAAGAACATTGGAACTTAAAGAAAGGTGAAGATGGTAAGCCACTAAGAGAGAATGGTAAAGTAATCAAAACAACTCCTAAGATTATGGTGATGGGTAATATTTGCCCTAATCTACTAAGAATGGAAGCTGAGATACCTGCTAAGGTTGTTAAGTATCTATCTTACCGCAATAGACGCTCTGTTGTTGAAGGGTGGCTTAATAATTGGCGTATAGGGTTTGACGGCAGACTTAGTGCTGAGATTAGTGGCTATACACCAACATTTAGAGTACGTCACCGTACAGTGGTAAATTGTCCTAAAGCTGACCCTAAAGTGCTACTAGGTGCTGAGATGAGGGATTTATTCTGCGTTGATGAAGGTAACTGGTATATCGGTACAGATAGTGCTGCACTAGAGAATAGAACACTTGCAGCCTATACAATGAAGCATGATAACGGAGCATTTGCTGAACTCATCCTTCGTGGCGATAGCCATAGCTTCAACTCCTTTGCCTTCTTTCCTGAGATAGCTAGTAAGTTTGATATTAATACTGTTGGATTGAAAGATTTACCAGAGTTTAAGCCCTACAGAAATAAAGCAAAAACAGGCGCATATTTACTGGCCTATGGTGGTGGTGTAGCTAAGTTAGCAAGCAGTCTAGGGCTATCTAAGCAAGCAGCACAAGTGGCTTATGATAACTATTGGACAGCTAACTACGGGCTAGGCAAGCTTAAAGATGCAGCAGAGAAGTATTATGATACCGTTGGTAAGAAGAAACACCTACCTGCTTGGGACGGTAGAATACTCTCTATCCGTAGAAAGAATGTATTGATTAATTGCTTAGGGCAATCTCTTGGAGCTATTTGTCAATCATTAGCGGCTTGCTTAATGGATGCTAAGTTAGGGAAGATGTATATTGATGATATGGGCAGACCCTACTATTCATATAAAGGCAAGATGGTAAAAAGAGTAAGTCTTTTTCATGATGAGTATAGTTTTGAGGTGTTAGACGGTATTGAAGAAGATATTCGTGCAATGAGTGTTAAGTGTATCATTGAAGCTGGCGAGTTCTTAAAGCTACCAATTGAGCTTGATGGTGAGGGCAAGATGAGTAAGGATGGTAGCTGGAAAGATGTTCACTAAAACAGTTGACACAACCAACATATTCAATCATAATACCAAACATACAAACAGGAGAAAGGTTAATAAAATAATCAAATAAATGTTTGACATAGCTTTTAACTGTGTTAAGATAGGCGAACATAAGCAGCTTGAACAACGGGTTGCTTATACAACGGCAATACTGCCAAACAACGTAAACAACGAGGAAACATAATATGTCAGTAGAAATTTTAAA